GATTATTTTGGAACTGCAGGCCGACCCGTTTCTTTAGGCGGGCTTGGAGAAGCTTCTTATAATGCTTTGGGGACTATGCAAACAACTGGATATCCAAGTAATAATGATTTAGAAATGGAATTACGAAGATTAGAAATAGTTCCATCCTCCGGAAATGCGCCGGTTAGCGTAATAAGCTCTTATTTAAATGCGATCAATAGTTTTTACGATAAACAAATACGAAATTTGACAGGACCACGAGAGCACAGTTATAATCAACAATTAGTATTTGATAACAACAGTCTTGAAACAAAACAAGCTACCTTTTTCACATATAGCAAAGACACCAATAATGTTTATCCTTGTAGTCCAAGTGTTTTAGGTAATTCTAAATTTGAATATTGCGGTCCTGAAGCATATTATGAGAGCCCGCGTTTCTAACTATTTTATATTTAAATATTTTTTTTATATATTTAAATATTTATTATGGATAAGTATGTGGATAAGTATGTGAATAAGTATGTGGATAAGTATGTGAATAAGTATGTAGTCTATTTTGTATAGCTATGAAAAATAAAGGCTGCGCTTGCTCCTAATAATTGCGCAATTACAAATGCAATAAATTTGATAATGTCCATTTTGTTAGACAACAACATCATAAAACTTACTGCGGGATTAAAATTACCGCCTGATACTTTACCGCCAAAATAAATAACAGATGCAAGGGCAATACCAATTGCTAAAGGGTCGCCTGTTTTTAATATTACCCCTAAGAAAATAAAAGTGCCTATAAATTCCGTAAAAAATTCTAAAATCATACTTTATATATATTCATAAATTATTATAATTAGAATTAGAATTAGAATTAGAATTAGAATTAGAATTAGAATTAGAATTAGAATTAGAATTAGAATTAGAATTAGAATAATTGTTTTACCATAAATAAACATGACTTAAAATTTTTGCATTATAATAACCGCGCGATTTTCTTTTTTCGAGTGCAATAGCTGCTCCTCGTTTTTTGGTTCCTGAATGTCTATTAAAATAGTTTTGCATGCGTTTGCGATTATTATGGTTTTTATGCGAATATAGTTTAAGAGGAGTTCTATCTTTATATTGTTCATAGTCCGAAGCACCAAAATGTATTTTGCGTATTTTTTTTGTTGCTCTATTTTGAATGTATGCAGTATATTTTTTACCACTAATTTTGCTTTTTTCAAATTTAATTAGCGTTTCTTTCATTTTTATATATATAATAAAGATATATAAAGATAATAAAATAAAATATATTTTATAACCCTATTTTATAGACCTATTTTATAGACCTATTTTATAGACCTATTATGCCTACGCATATACCTATAAAATATTTGCCTAAACGACTTAGTTTTAGAGACAGAAAACGGCAACTTAGACAGCTTAAGAGATCGCGAAATGCTTATAAGAAGCATATTTATATTACACGTAAAAAGGTTAAATCGTATAAATCCAAAAAATCAAAGCACATATTAAAAGCGGAAAAAATATATAAATTGGCTAATCTCTCTATAAATGCCAATCTCTCTAGAAAGACGGGGTGTTCTATAAATTCGCTACGCAAAATTGTGAAAAAAGGGCAAGGTGCGTATTATTCTTCTGGGTCAAGACCCAACCAAACGGCACATAGTTGGGGATTAGCCCGCCTAGCAAGCTCAATAAGTGGAGGAAAAGCGGCGGCTGTTGATTATAGCATATTAAAGTCCGGTTGCTCACATAATTCTAAGGCATTAAAATTGGCAAATCAAGCTAAGAAAAAGCATGGACTAGGCACTCGTAAGGTGCCTAAAATAATATTATAATTAATTCTTTATATATGTTTTACTATATATAATTTCGCTCATGTTAGCGCTGCCACATTAGCATTGCCATGTTAGCGCTGCCACATTAGCCCCGCAAGCCCATTTTGAAATACTAATAAATTATATTTTTCTTCTATAACATATAAATTATAATAATATTTATAAATATTTGTAGGATCTTTAGTAATACCAATTACTACCCCGGTTAGCGGGTCACATATAGTCGCAAAAGCAGCACTCGCATCTAACGGCGGATTACTATGATTATTATATTCAAATTCGATCGTTTTAAAAAAATTAGTATTAAATGCTCCATTAGGCTGCTGCTTAAACGGATCACTTGTTAACCCAAAATTATAACAATATAAACCCACCTTTGAACATGATCCGCTAGATTTACCATACTTTTCCAATTTACTAAATATTGCGCTGTCAAAATCATATTCTCTGTATTTACCATCACAAATTATAGCAAAGTTTTTCATTATTTCGCATTGATTGGTTTGCTCAGTTGCAGACGGACTGTTGCCAGTAATATAAATATTTCTTGAAATATCGGAGCTATAACTAAATAATGGACTATAATATTTATGATTAGTAACATATAATTTTTGTAAATCATTTGGGATCTTATTTTCATACAACCAATTTGTATAATTAGACCACTCATTGCGCTCTTTTACGTCGCTTCTTTGAAAATACCACATCCAATTTTTTATTAATCCGTTGGACTCCAACTTTATTTTACTTGACTTAATTACTTTCTCAAACGCGTATTCATTAACTTCGCGAATTAAATAAGTTTGGCTATTTTGCGCAAAGTATATTCGCTCTTCTTCAGCTAAAAAACATTGCGTACATATTAAATGAATATCGCTGTTTATTCGCGACGTTAAATCTTGATAGCTATCAACATCTTTTACTATTTCACTTAGCGGCGGAGGATTAATAAACCTTTTAAATTGGTAATCTATTATGTTTTGATTTGCTTGTATTTGCGGATAATTATTATATGGTATACTATTTCTTGGATTACTATATAATACGTCTTTTATTGTAAATAACTCTTGTAATGGTCTTAATGTGAAATTAATCACTAATTCGCTATATTGTAAACAAACTAATGGAAATGCCATTATTGAAGACATTGTAAACCATGAATTTATTGGTATATATAAAGTATATTCACGAATTGAGGGTTCTATTCCGCTTATATCAGACGCACTGTCTTTGTATACGCTTGGATAATTATTATTTCTATTATTAAAATTTGCCGGATCGTTTAACTCATCAATATGCCCAGTCATAATATCAAATAGCCCTTTCTTGTGCGCATCATAATCACGCTCTACAATGTTTTGTAAGTAATGCCCGCTAAATTTTTGAATTATTGAACCGTTTATAGTTATATTGACGCTTTCAATAATTTGACATCCAATATGCTTTATCCACTTAAACTCATATGGCCTATATTCGCTAACACTAGAAGTAATATTAGAAGTAATACCAGAACTAGACGTAAAAGTGGTAGTACTTGTAGTAGTATATTTCAATATTGGACTATATATTTTCGGCAATTTTACAACTAAATAAGTATCCATTAATAAATCGCCGTAACGCTGTATTTTAAAACTATAGCTCGAGCTTTTAGTTATATCTAATTCCATTTGCCCTGTTTGGTCTATTCTAAATTTTTGTAATCCAAAATTAGTATACTTATAATATGCAGATTTAAAAAAGGTATTGGTAGGATTGCCTGTCAAAATAATATTTTGGTTTCCTAATGCTATTAAATTTAATAATCCTCCTGCCATATTATAATATATTATATTAATTAATATAATATATTATATTTATTTATGTTATAATCTCTATTTTTAAATTAAAATTTAACATAAATTTTATATAATATATTATATAAAATAATATAATATGCCTTCTCGATTAATGGATTTAGATAGTAATCAATATTTTTATATAACATTAGTAATAATTATATTTATATTACTAATTCTATTTAGCTGGGTTGCAAATAGACTGGGTTTAAAAGATAGATCATGCGATAAATTAGCAAGATATTGGCCAACATTAACAAATACTTCCTATTTTAGATCACAAACAGAGTTAAAACCCGACGCTAGAGATTTATTTGATGGATCTTCTTGCAAATTAATAAATTATCATGTCAAAAGCGCTTATAATTGTTGCTGCGGAGATGGCTACAAAAACAATTTTGTAGCTTTATGTGCTTTAGAAAAAGCTATTGCTAATGGTTGCCGATTTTTAGATTTTGAGATATATTCATATAATAATGACCCTATTGTTGCCTCGTCAACCGCTGAAAATAATTATATTAAAGAAACTTATAATTCGCTTTTATTAGAAGAAGTACTAATTACAATTAAAGAAAAAGGTTTTAATCCATTATCAACTAATTGCGCAAACGACCCCTTAATATTAAATTTTAGAGTTATGAGCACAAATGTGCCTATGCTTAAGACTATGGGAGACTTAATTAAAAGACATTTGCATAGCTCTAATCAGTCATTCACATGTTCCACTAAAAAAGATATGAACCTTTTAAATACTAATATGAAAGACTTATATCAAAAATTAATTATTATATGTGACTTTAATCCGCAACCTAGCATCATTACATCAACAGCCGATTTACAGAACTTGAATAGCTATATTAACTTAAAAGCAAAAGGAACATATTGTCATACATATAGGTATAATCAAATTGTTTCCAAAAAAGGTTCCGCGCAATTTATAGCAACCACAAAGTCTAAATTTGTAATAGTATTGCCTAATTTAGATAATTCAATAATAAATTTTGACACTACATTATCGTTTGATACTGGATGTCAGGCAATATGTATGAAACATCAAAATATAGATAATAACATACTTGGATATAATGGATTGTTTAGATTACAAAAAAACTTTTGTTGGATTAAAAAGAAGAGCGCTTTATTAAATGTTGATGTGCCAGAACCAATAGTATATGACGCAACTCTTGATTATAATAATGTTTCGATCTTTGATCAATAAAGTTTCGTTATTTGATCAATAATGTCTACATTATATTATAATATTGTTATTATATTGTTTTGTTATATATAATTATTTACAATAATTATAAATGTTGTAAATATACATTTTTATATTTGTTTATATTAAAGTATAAACAAATATATGGCAGAAACATTTGAAGAAAAAGAATTACAAATATTGAGAGATGCTGTGGATAATGCAACATCGCTTAGCGGTATTAAACTTGCCCAATCGGAAACTATAAAAAAAATAATAGGCATATTAGAACATTTCTTAAGGACACACAAAACACTGTGTTATGGGGGGACAGCTATAAATAATATATTGCCAGAACAATATAGATTTTATAATAAAGATATTGAAATACCGGATTATGACTTTTTTTCGCCATATGCCATGGACTATTCGAGAGATTTAGCAAATATTTATTATAAAGCTGGCTACGAAGAAGTTGAAGCAAAGTCAGGTGTTCATAGTGGCACATATAAAGTGTATGTGAATTTTATTCCTATTGCGGACATCACATACATGGACAGCAATCTATTTAATAATATATACAAAAAGGCTATTAAAATTAATGCCATTAATTATTGCCCTCCTAATTTTTTGCGAATGGCTATGTATCAAGAGCTTTCACGGCCAATGGGTGACGTGTCGCGATGGGAAAAAGTTCTAAAACGTATTATATTGTTAAATAATAATTTTCCTCTTCGCGGGCTATCTTGTAAGCATAAAGACTTTCAGAGACGATTTGAGG